CGCTGGCCAGCCTCGCTTCCAGAAATTCGTTCCACACAACCATTAAATCAAATCCGTTGGGGCCAACGTTGCGAGTTTGAATTTGACCTTCCAGGAGATGTTCTTACAGAAGCAACACTTGTTATAGACTTGCCAACATGGCTTCCGCCACCCATCTCTAGAAACAATCCAAGGGCCGTCACATATGAGGCTGGAACAACCGATACAGTCTATGGTTATGTTCGCGGAATTGCCTACTTTATGTTTGAACGAATTGAAATCTATCAAGACGGTGTTCTACTTCAAGAAGTCACGGGCGATTCATTATATTTTGCGTCTCTGAACAAGAGTTCTATGAATCAGGGGTTTTTGACACAAAAGCTTGCTGGTGATCACGATGGAACACCACTGTCTATCCAACGCAATGCAACACCTGGACGGCTTGAGCTTCCTGTGCCCATGATTGGATGTTCATTTTCTGGAGACCGAGGCCTACCTTCCTGTTGTTTACGCCAACAAACCTTTCGTTTGCGCCTCACACTGAGACCACTTGACCAACTGGTTGAATGCAGTGATTCGAGAGTAATAAACCCATCCCCCTGGAAAACGAGCTTTAGTCAATTGGACCCAGTATCTGCAACTGTGATTACAGAACCAGCAGTTCCCTTGGATAGAATTGGACAACCCTTGATTACATTACGAACAAAGCAATTGTACTTGCTCAACGAGGCGCGTCAAGAGTTGGAATCACAAACAGTTGAAATCCCATATGTTCGCTACTTTGACAATCTTTTTGGAGCAAATCAATTGGACTATGCTCCTGTTGATAAGGGGGCGACGGCCTACCTAATCAAGTATCTTGACGCAACCTTTTCAGTTGAAAGAATCTTGACTTATTTTCGTAATAGTGCTGATATACAAACAAATCGTCTATGGTCTATTACAAATTCTCGAAATGCAACAGAAAATTATTATAACACTATGCAACTCACAATTGCTGGCCAATTACGCGAGGGACCCTGGGCTCCAAATGTATGGGAGGCGGTCGTTCCTCATGCAAAAGAAGAAAGATATGGCGCAGAACACTTGACTCTTATGAACTGGACACGAGGATGGCGCATTGAAGATACAGCCCCCGCTATACGTGAACCCACTGGAGGAATCAACTTTTCAACGGCCGACAGACCCATGGTTACAACAACTCTAACAGATATAGCAATTAATCCAACCTTGCGCTATAAGCAAATGCAGATGAATTCGTGCTGTGAAAGTTGGGCCCTTTACAAAATACAAAAGGGTAAAGGACAATTACAGTATTACAATTAGATGCCTCCGATTCAACAGCCCCCCTTCTTTGTTGCAGCGTATAGAACTATATCCTTGCCTTACAGACCACTTCCACCTCTTCCACCCAAGAGTAAGAAATGGGCACACGTTGTTGCAATAGTCGACTCTTGCCTAGAGGGGTCTAAGACAAAGTAGTTCTATCTAACAGATGAGTGGTTCAAGTCGCCCTATTGGCGAAAGAACAACTGTGATTGATTTGACGGATAGAGATGACATGGATGATGACATCTTTCCTCTTAACGCAATGAAATCATGGTTTACACGCGATTCTGATAGACGTTATCTAAATTTCACACCAGTCATACAAGAGTTTGTACACAAGGGTACAGCAGAATTTGGTGGTCGCTTAATGTTTGAGATTGGGTCTGTAAAGGCGTGCGACTTGCTCTTCAGTGTATCACTTCAAATTAAGCTCGGTCACTGGCTTCCACCCGATATTCTACAGGGATTGCAAGCAGGAACTCTTCAGTATGATGATCCAGATTCTGCGTGGTATTACGCAAATAGTCTAGGAACTGCACTGATTGCAAAGGCAGAGTTCTTACTTGAAGACCAGGTGCTTGAAACAGTGGATGGTGATTTTTCCAACTGTTTTAGCCTACTCTTTTCGGATGTTAGTACGCAACATGGTATAAGCACAGATGCTTATGGCCGTGTGAGTATTTCTAGACTTATTGACTGGAGTGAGACACGTCCCTTTCCCACCGACGGATATATAACATGCCTTCTTCCATTTAGTTTTCAACGAGTTCGTCTTCGTAATGGCTTTCCACTAGCCTCGATCAAGGAGGGAACAGTTCGTGTTGCAATTACACTTCGCCCTTTTAAGGATTGTGTGCGTCGCGCAAATGGCTTTCGTGATACCTGTGACCAGACTCCGCTAGAACAAGATTTTGTGTTTAGAACGGTTCCAGAAACAGAACCTATTAATGTCAAGGCATCATCTGTAGTTCCCCAATTTACAGATCTTCGTATGATGACCTATGGTATGCTTGTTGATGGTAAGTTAAGAACTGCACTCGTAAAGGCGCCGTTTGAACGAATGTTTCGCGAACTTCAGACCTTTCGTTTTACAGAGCCAAAACGATATGTCATTACCATTCCAAATTCAGAGACAATCCGCTTGCAATTACCTCTTGAAGTGAATGGACCAATTGAAGAAATCATATGGTTTATTCGTCGCAAGGCAGTCTCCGTAAATAATGAGTGGACGAATTACAGCAACACACTAGAAGATGAATTTCAACCCTTGACACACCCCTTTGAGAGCATGCTTGTTTCGGCATCATTACAGGTAAATGGAATTACTCTTGTTGAACAAGATGGGGACTTTTTTCGCAGAGAGATTGCAAAGGCACACAAGGGTGGTCTAGTTGCGTACAATAGCTTTATTTATGGATATACTTTTTCAGAAAGGCCAGGGGAACATGATCCTACTGGTTGGATGAATGCAAGCAGGAGCACGGATGTTCGTCTTCGTATTGAAGTTCGGCCACCCAGTGGTTCTGCCGACCTTGAATGGGAAGTATGTGTCTTTGCGCTAGCTATGAATTGGGTTCGTTTTGAAAACGGAATAGCTAATAAAGTCTTTACTTCATAGTATTATAGATGTTTCTTTGGAACGATTTTACTGCTGCAGGAGTATTATTTACAAATAATACACATGTCTTGGCTGCGTGGCAGTTGAAGGATAAGCCTACACTATCAGGCATCGGTGGAGGGCGAAAAGAAGGAGAAAATTATCTAACAACTGCCCACCGAGAAATGATTGAAGAGCTCTTTGATATTGAGACGGTTCCTACAAGATTTCTAGACTTTCTTGAAACAATGAAATACGTGACGATTCTAGAGAATGATTCCTACATAAACATAGTCTATACATTTGATAAACTTGAAGAAATTTTACTTTATGCGTATAAATATGGTATTAAAACGAAGATTTACAAGAGATTCCCTTTCACAGTTCAGGACTTGATTTTACTGAGAAATCCAAGTCCAACCTCTGAAATTCAGACTCTTTCGATTTTACCCGTTTCTTCTAATCTTGTTGTTAATTCTGATTTTCAATATGATATTAACCAGCTTATCAAATGGCTTGAAACAATCTAAACTCTGCTTCTATCTTAGTTATAGATGTATTTGATTCGTGAAAATGGTGAGAAAGGATCGCCCCATTTTCAAGAGATTAAAAATGATTCCACGCGTGATGGATTATTATTGTTTTTTCCAGAATTGTCTGTGGCAAAGTGGTTTGCCAAGGATGGTATGGCAGAAAGAGGAGTAATTTATTGGTGTCTAGAAAATTTTATTAAACAGGACAAGGTCTTTCTTGATATTGGAGCCCATGTTGGAACCTACACACTTGTTTGTGCACCACGCGCCCTGCACACTTATGCCTTTGAATGTTCACCAAAGACCTTTTGCTACTTGGCCGCCAATCTTGCTCTTCATGGCCTTGAAGAGAAGGTGAGCCCTAATAGTTGTGCTTTAGGAGAGTTAGAAGGGTCATTTGACTATATTATTCGGTCAAAGGATGGTGGGGGAAATGGTATCAAGACTCTTAACAATGTTGACGCTGGTTTACCCAAGGTGAAGGTTCAAGTGCGCACACTAGATTCATTTGCTATAGAGTCTGTAGGCTTTATTAAAATAGATGTTGAGGGGGGTGAACTCGAAGTCCTCAAGGGTGCACGTGAAACTCTTGAACGCTGTAAGCCACCCATCTTATTTGAATCCTGGGGCGAGTGGAAAACCGACGTGGATGCAAGAGGACTTCGTAATGAGTTGTTTTCATATTTGGGGTCAATTGGCTATAAGATTCAGCCCGTTTCTGGTGTGCGAGATACATTTTTGGCTACAGCCAAATAAGGTATTAAAATGTAATGAAAGTCTAGTATTAGGATGGTGGCGGCTCTTGTTCGTCTCCTGCATAGCGGTATACAAGACCAGAGATTGTTACCCAAAAAGGGTCCTGGTGTGAGCTCATATATTCGTGTTCTTGTTCGTGCAGGTCGCATGACAACCCAGTGGACACGCCTTGATTTCCAGCAGGTTCCACAATTTGGACAACAGTCCTATTGTACTCTTGTTCGCAAGGGAGAATTATTAACACGGTTATATCTTGTTACTACAATGCCCGATATATCAACACCACAAGTGGCAGCCAAACAAATTGCAGGATCCTTCTTTGCAGGCCCAACCTTTTGTTGGACAAATAGTCTTGGACACGCCCTTGTAAACTCTGCAACAATCGACATTGGTGGAAATCGTGTGGATACAATTGATGGACGTCTCTTGGAAGTCTTGGATGAATTCAATACACCCATGGAAAAGGTTCTAAATGTAAATGCCTTGATTCAACGCTTCCAGAATGGGTTTCCAAATAAATCTGCTGGCGGTCAAGGTGTTACACAAGTTATTACTCCACTGCCCTTCTGGTTTTGCAAGGGAGACCTGGGTGCAGCGCTCCCTATTGATTCCTTGAATGTTGATGAGGTTCGTGTAGGAATTACCTTTCGGCCACTCAATAGTCTTTATTATACAGAATCTCGTGCACCAGCTTCTTCTATTGTTCCTACAATTGAGGGGTCTGCCCTTTGGCCCTTGCTAGGTTCGCCCTTTTATCAGAATAATCCAGCTGGATCTGTTGTACCTGGTCTTTATCCCACACCCCAGGGACTTGTTAGTGAAATTCCAGGAGTCTCTATGCCAACGAATCTTACACTTGGCGACACTTATATTTTGGCAGAATATGTCTATGTTGAAAAGGCAGAAGCAAACAGATTCCGTCAAGCCAACATTGAACTTCCCATTACACAGTATGTGACTTTGAATCCTGAAGATACACGTGGGGCACGCGATGTCACCATGCGTCTGGAAATTTCTAATCCAACACGCCACATCTTTTGTATGGCACAGAACTATAATGCAATTCCTTATAACGCGCTTTTCTTATCAACAAGAGAACTTACTGGACCTGGATGGAATCGTCCCGCCCCCTGGTGGCCAGATTGTTCAGGTTTGAGCACAACTCATTTTGGTGACCTTGTTTCTGGTTTTTCAACACGTGGCTCAGAAACTCTTGGAAGTATTGAAATTGTCTATGAGGGTTCCTTGGTGAAAACAAGTACAGAAAATACTGCACTTTACAGAAGTATTCTTCCTAGTTTGGAAGAAAGAAAGGCGCCATGGCACAATCGTTACATGTACTGTATTCCCTTTGGAGTACAAAGTGGCTACTATCCTGGATCAGTACCCATGGGTGAGGGAAATCTGAATCGCATTATGAAAAAAGAGTTGCGCCTAGGCTTTCAAACAACTGGAAATGACGCTCCGAGATTATGGGTCTATACTTGGGCAGAGACCTATAATATTTTACGAATTTATGGTGGACGAGCAACAATGTTATTTAATTATTAGATTATATATATATATTTTTACACATTTATATCTCTTGGAAAATTCTTTCTTATCAT